GCATGGATGTTCCTTGCAGGAACTTTTGAAGGATCACTTGGATGGTATCCACAATTGTTTTTGGCATGGCAGCACGGGAGTGATATTGAACAGTCTTATTCCCTACCCTCGTTTTCAAATTATCATTTATATCCGGGAGGAGAAGATGACCCAGAAATACAAAGACTTCAGGAAGATGCCTCAGACGACTTCTTCAAAGAAAGAATTATGGGAATCCCTAGTCCTCCACGCGGGCTCGTATTCCCGGAGTTCAGAGCAGATTACCATGTCAGAGAAATTGAATACGTTCCTGAGGAACCTGTCCACTTATGGGTTGACCCCGGTTATGCCGGTGGTTACGCCGTTGAAGTTATACAGATACTTGATGAACAAATTTGCGTGGTTGATGAAATATATGAGAAAACTCTTATTACAGAAGAAATTGTAGACATGGCTATGGACAAGCCGTGGTGGAAAGATGTCCATTTTGGTGTTATTGATGTCGCAGGATATCAACATCAGGCCATGTCTGCTCCGGCAGAAGTCTGGCTTGATAAGGCAGGGTTGTTTATGGACTCGGAAAAAGTAAAAATAAATGACGGAACTGAAAGATTAAAGTCTATGCTTAAAGTTGACCCTAAACATCACAGGCCAAAGCTGATAATTAACCCTAAATGTAAAGGGGTTTTGTCAGAATTTGGTGCAGCCCCTAACCCCTTTGATGGACAGACTAAAGTTTACAAGTGGAAAACAGATAGAGATGGGAATATAGTTGGCAATCAGCCCGAAGATAAGTATAATCATGGAATTAAAGCTTTAATTTATGGCCTAATTAACCGTTTTGGGTACAGCCATATTGAGAATAGGAACACTATTCGTGTTAAAAGGTGGGCGTAATGGCACGAAAAAGATTAAAACCTGAAGATATAATCAATAAAGTAGAAACACATTATGATTCCACAGAACCTTTAAGGTCAAGAATGGAGTCAGACTATTCACTTTATCGCCTTGATCCATATGACGCAGGGGATGGATTCCAGTCCTATACCTCTAATGAACCTTCAACCTATGCAGATAAAATTATTTCCTTTTTATCGTCCTCTGAAATGGTGGCAAGAATACCCCAACTGTCTGAAGACAAAGAAAAAAGAGAGAACAATAGTAAGAAAGAAAGATTTTTCCTTGGTGCCCTGAGACACGCAGATGAAAGACTGGCTAAACAAATGAAACCCTCACTTAAAGCACAGCTTTCATGGTTCATATCCCTCAGAGGATGGTTCGCAGGCAGAGCTTTGATCATGAAAGATAAGGATGAGAAAAGTTTTATAGATATAACTCCGTGGGATCCTATGCATACATACTGGTCAGCAGGAGCAGACGGACTCCAATGGGCCTGCTACAAAGTTAAAAAATCTAAAGAGCAAATAGAATCTGAATATAATATTAAACTTGCCGTTAATGATAATTACGAAGACTGGCTGGAAGTATATGACTATTACGACAAAGAAGTAAATATAGTTGTACTATCCAACGGAAGAGTAGCTAAGAAAGCTACCCCTCATGGCTCCACAAATGTCCCTGTATTCCTTGGACCTGTAGGAGCAACCCCTATGATACAGGCAATGAATGACCACGTCCCAATTGATGACACAATAGAAGATCACGGAGAATCTGTATTCAAACATAACAGAGAAGTTTATGAAAATCATAATCACGTAATGTCAATTATGCTTGAGATGACATCAAGAGCGAGAAAGCAAGGATTGAAAATAAAGTCAAGGGACGGAATGAAGACACTAGACGAAGACCCCTATAAAGAAGGCACAGAAATCTCCCTCGCTCAAGGTGAGGACATAGAGCCATTAGGATTAATGGAAGTAGCCCAAGAAACAGGAGCGTTTATGGGTCTGGTGTCGGGCGAACAGCAGAGAGGTTCCGTCCCCCACTCTATCTTTGGAGACCTTCAGTTCCAGTTATCAGGGTTTGCAATTAATACCCTCAGACAGGGAATTGACAGCGTTCTTCAGCCAAGAATGGATGCATTACAACTGGCATACACTACAATTTGTATGCTTCTTAATGACCAGTATCTGACAGAATCCTTTGATGCCATGGAATTATCCGGGCAGGATATGAACAGAGCATACTTTAAAGAAGAAATTAAACCCTCAGATATAAAAGATGCCGGTGATATTGTTATCACATTTGTCGGACAACTTCCACAGGATGATATGTCCAAGATGAGCATGGCACAAATAGCAAGGGAAGGAGAATCTCCATTACTCCCTGATGGTTATATCAGAGATAAAATACTTGGATTACAGGATACCGATGATATGGAAGCTGCAATCAGAGAACAACAGGCAGAAAGAGTTTTGCCTGAAGCTGCACTGTGGACTTTATTGTCTGCATCAGAAGAAAGAGGAAGACCAGATCTTGCACAATTTTATTTTGGAGAACTGGTTACAATATTAAATGAAAAACTGGCAAAGAGGCAGGAATCAATAATGGCTGCACAACAGGCCATGCAACCTCAGCCCCCTCCACAGCAACAACAGGGATTACCTGGTATGGCTATGGGAGCCGGAGGAGCAGGACCAACAGCCCCACCGCAGGTTATGCCTAATGCAATGATGGGAGTACCACCACCTATTCCAAATCCACAGGGAGGCCCTTTGGTTCCCCCGGGACAACCAAGACCGGGAGCGTTATCTCCTGAACAATTAGAAATATTAAGGATGCAAGGTCCAGCCGGAGGAATATAATGAGCATAAGTGAGATATTAAGAAAATTACATGAAATAATAGGGTTAAATAAATGGGATCGTACTTTGCAAAAAGACGACCAGTATGGAGGGGCTGAGAGTTGGAAAGATAAAGGGCTGACAAAAGATTTTATATATTTATATATTGATGCTGAAAAAGAAAAGGCAAAAGCAAATTTTGAGAAAAAAGGTTATTCTCCGGATCCTAATCAGGGGGCTGGCGAATGGCGGGGAGCTCTCTATCAAATTGACCAACTTGTACAGGCATACAAGTCTTCTAAAGGAGTTACTGACCAACAGGCCAGAAAAGCAATAGATGCAATGTTATATGCATATGCTAATGTAGATGGAGATTATAATCAAATAGGTCAATATGCAGACCAAATTGACAGATCTGTAACAGATATGATTACAGGAGATAATTTAAACAAACCTATCTTAGATATAATTAGAAACAGAAATATTGCCGGACAAGTTGTAGATGAAGTTGGAAAAAGTTCTTATACACATACCGATGCAGATCTTGGAACACCCGGAACACCCGGAACACCCGGAACACTCGGAACACCTTTATCACCTGAAGGAGAAGTAAAAAGATTTGAAGAAAAAAGGGAGACAACACCTTCTATAAAAGATAAGGAAGAAACAACAAGCCCTTTCACAACTGGCGATCCTTTGGGAACGACAGATCTGGGAGGAGATCCTTTTGGTATGGATTTATCTCCAGAGGAAAGAGCTTATAGTGGTTTAACAAGAAAAGAAATAGCTGCGGGATTACCTCTTACAGCAACAGGGGGAGCAAGCCCTTATGCAAGAAGAACATATCAAAACTTACTTAATCCTTTAGCTCAGGACAATGGAGTATTTTCATTCCTGTCAACAGCAGGATTAACTCCAAGAGTAGCCTTACCTGGTCAGCCTGATGTAACAAATGAAGCTTTGTCATTCAGAGCCTTTTTGGCACAGGGACCACAAAGTATGGCAGACAATATTAACCGAGGACTCACTTCGTTAGAGACAGCCAAAGAACTTGCTTCCACAGATAATCAAAAATTTTGGACAGACCCAACTTACGCAACAGATTTACAAAAAACTTTGTACACGCAATTTGTTGACAATCCTGGTAATGAATTAGCATTAAGACAATCACTGGCAAGAAGAGCATACCCCGGAGAATTGGGAGATGTTATTGCAGAAACATTAGCCAAAACATACTTTGCTACACAGGCAACAGACCCCTATCAATTAACACAACCTGGTTTCTATAAGAATGCTTTTCAGAATTATTTACCTACCACTAAAGCAAGTAAGTTTTTTAAGGCTAATAAAGAGGTAACAAAAGCTGCGATATCTAATGTAGTAGAAGATGATAAAAACAAAACAAAAGTTAATCCTTATCAAAGTACTCAAGAGATACTTGACCAAGCTGATGCAGCTGCAGAAGCAAAAGCAGCTGCAGATGCAGCAAAGAAAGATAAAGTACCACCAGTAGT